ACTGCCGGAACTGCGCCAACGAGATGTCGGCCAGTTCGCCGCGGCAATCGCGCGCCATGCTCGACGCCTGGTCGATCGGCTCCAGCGGCATGGGGATGCCGCGCACGGCGTACTGCGAGAAGTCGATGCCGTCGATCGCAAGCAAGGTATAGGCAGGCATCTAGGAATACCGGCTTGGCTTGCGGCCACCCGAACGAACCTGCGCCAGTGCAGCGGTTCGCTGCAATTCGCCAATGACATCGGAAGATGCACGCAGGCCGTTGATTGCCGGCAGACCGGGAAACTGGATGGTGACATGATTCATCCTGCCGACCGGGCCGCCGGCGGCATAAGCCGGGATCGCCCGCGGCACCAGCCCGCCGAGCGCAAACCGGCTCATGCTGTCGAGCACGCCGCGCAGGTTGCCGCCGCTTCGCCGCAGCGCCTCGAGGAACGCGAGTACGCCCGGCTGCTGCACCGCCCGCGCCGGCATGACGTGCTCGCCACGCGACAGCCACGCGAGATTGCTGTCGGATGTGCCAGTGCCGCGACCACCCATCAAGCCGCCACCCGCCATCGGAACGCCGCCCGGCTCCGGCAATGGTGCCCCTGGCCCGCCGCGAGCCGCCGCTATTGTTTGGCCAAGTTTCTCGACCAAAGCGATCAGGCCTTGCACGACGGCATTGATCGGGTTCAACAGCGAGGCCGCTTGCACCATTCCCATCCACGATTGGGCGCATCGATCAAGAGCTGCCGTGAGTGCATCAATCCCGGCTGTCAATACTGGCGCCAACTGCACGCTGCCAAAGTTTGTCCATGCAGTTTGGAGCCGCTCAATGGCCTGCCCCAGCGCGTAAGCCTTGCGCTCGCTCTCGGACATCGATCCTTCGGCCGCGCGCAGCCCCTGGATAAATTGCGTTCCAGCCGTTTGCCCCAACTGGGAAATCGCCAGATTGGTCCGCTCCAGACCATCCGGCATCTGCCGCAGTTGCTGCAGGAATTGTTGCAACTGCTGCTGGGCCGCGGCAGTGCTCAGGCCGAACGCAGCGAGCTGGCCGGCAGGATCTGCTGCCGCGGCCTTTTCCAACTCTTGTCGAAACTTCGCAAAGCCTTCGGCGGCGGCATCACCGGAAACACCGAGCTGCAAAAACATCTGCTGGAAATTCTTGAATTGCTGAAGCGACATGCCCAGTTTGACCGCCTGGTCACTGGCCTTATTTATCGTGCCCGCAAACGCGATCGTTGCCTTGGCGGCAGACTGAAATGCCGCAGCCATCGCCAGCCCGATGGGACCGGCCGCCCGGCCCAGTGCTATGAAAGCATTCTCGACCGACTGAATGCCGGAGACCAACGTCTCGAACCTGACCGCCGTGCTCACCGCCTTCTGGATCTTGCCGAAGGCGGCCGTGCCCTCAACGCCCAACTCCTTGAGCTTGGCGGTCACCTCTTCCGGCTTGAGGTTCTTGAAGCCGCCGACCTGCTCGGCCGACTGGGCGATCTGGTCGAAGGCCTGTTGCCCGGCATCGCCAATGTCGGCGAGCTGGCGCGCGACCGCCTGGCCACCCTCGAGCGCGATCTGGATCGATATTTTTTCCGCCATAGGCTAATCGCCTTTGAAGTATTTCAGGAACAGCATGCCGATCTGCTTGGCATGTTGCTTGACGATCTCGGTGATGCGCCATTTCTTCGGGATGCGCACCGATGGCACGCCGACATAGAGCGGCTTGCGATGGCGGTCACGGTCGCCCGCATCGAAGAGCACCGGCTGACCGCGGATGGTCGCCGAGACCAGTTTCTTGCCCGAGCGGCCGGCCGGCGGTCCTCCCCGCGTGGTCGGCAGCCACAACAGCGGCTTGCCTTCGATGGTGCCGCCATGCTCGAAGATGCCGGCAATGCCGAACTTGTGGAAGATGACGGCCCTTGCCTGTAGTGACGGCTCGCCCTCTTGCTCTGCATCGAAGGTGCGATATTGCAGGCCTTCCCGCCACTTCGGCCCGAACTGACCGGAGCCCGCGATATTCTGCCGACCTTCCTGCACGGCGTCAGCCGCCGCCTCGCGCAAGGCCGCGACCGCAGCGGTGGCCACCGGCCGCTGCTTGTCGCGGATACTCTTGAGCCAGGCCGGCTTATCAACCGTCACCTTGAACTGTGCTGGCATCGCTTTCGACCGGGTCGAGCTGCGCGCTGAATTCGAGATAGGCCGCGATCTGCCGTGGCGTCAGCGTCATTGCAAATTCGGGCGGGAAGCCTCGCCGGATGAGGGCGGTGATGAGGATGGCGATTGCCTCAAGCGGACCTTGACGACCTGTGCTCCTTCGTCCGCGCTGGTGAGGCCCGCCAGCAGCTCGACGAAGAAGCCGAAACCCTTTGGGAATGTCAGCCCGATGATTGCCTTGACCAGGCGCAATTGATCTTCCAGCAGCAATATCTTGCTGGCGTGCTGCTCGTATTTCTCGTCGCCGAGATGACCGCAGCCCGCCGCAATGATCGGCCCGACGGCATCGCCGGCTTGCTCGAGAAATCGAGGCCCATAATCGGTGGCGCCGCTGCCGCCGAGCAATAGCCCGATCATCTTCGGGAAACGTGCTGCAATGGATGCAACGGCATCACAACGCAGGCCGCGCACAATGATCCGCTTGCCGTCGATCTTGACAACCTCGCACGCCGTCGAAGGCGCAATATCGAGAAGATCCGCCATGCCTTGCCTCACGCAGTTGTGGCTTCGTCCCTGATCGTCCAGACGCCGAAGAACCCGTTTGCGTCCTTCTGCACCTCGGCCTCGACCTCGATGGTGGTGAAGTCGTCCTGATCGGTGATGAAGCTGAAATCACCGGACGGGATGAACGAGACCGTGGCAAGGAAATCGACCTGCTGGCCGATATCATTGGTGCCGACCACCTTGATGTCGCCGATAAACTCGGTCTTCGACAGGCCGCTCAACGTGATGTTGCCGTCGGTGTCGGTGCCCTGCTCGGCGAGCGCGAAGAATGCAAGGTTGTGTCCGGTGATCTCGTCGAGCGTGAACTTGATCGAGGCGCCGACCTGGGTGATGGCGGTGAAGTCTTTCGTCATGATGCCTTCACGCGAGGAAAAATGCTCTTTCTTCTCGACGTTAGGCGTGTAGACGAACGACGGCGCGTTGCCGAGATCGGTGAAGCTCGAGCCGCCGGCTTCCTTGAAGGACACGATCCCCTTTCCGATGTGATAGTTCTGGACATTCGGCGACGTAGGCATAGCGTTCTCCTTTCTAGAGATCCCACGGCTTGAGCGCGTACTTGAACAGCAAGTTGATCTTGAGCGCGCCGAACATCGAGCGCTCCCAGCCGAGATCGGTCTGACATCCGAGATAACGGATCGCCCCGTTGCCATAGCGTCCGGTTTTCACGATCTGCTCGTTGAGTTCGGTGTCGTAGAGCACCGCCTTGACCAGCTCGCGCCGTAACACGCTGATGTCGGGACCGACCTGCGGCGCGAGCTTGAACACGACAATCTCGGGCGTCATTGTTGCCAGCGTGGGCCGGCTCGGTGGCCGCATGGTTGCGTCGGTCGTGTCGTCGGTTTCCTCGTCGCCATCGAGCACCGCCGCCGCCGGCAGGTCGTCCTCGGTCAGATCGACATAGTTGCGATAGACTTCCTTGAAGTCCGCCACCCCATCGATGATGGCGACCAGCCGCGCCAGGATATTCTCGCGAACGTCGATCATTCGGTGGCCATCAGCAGGAAACGAACCTCGCCGAGGTCTTCGCCGTTCGGGCTGCCGCGCAGCTCGTAAGACCGCACCTCCCAGGTGCGATCGTTGAACGTCAGCGCCGCGCCCTTGTAGGCCTCGCGCACGATGCCCTTCGCCGTCAGTTCTGGAATGCGGGCGAAGGCGCCAGGCCCGACGCTGCGCACCTCGACGCCGTTGCTGCCCTGCACCTTCGCGCGGGTGTCGTCGATCACGGTGATCGCGATGCCGTTGATGGTCGCATCGACGCCGAGCTCGGCATAGACCGGATCGAAGAGCAGCACGCTATAATCGATGGCCATTCATGCCCTCACGCTTGAACGCGAAGGTGCCGATATCCTCGCGGCCGAGATCGGTTTCGATCGAGCTTTCCGACACCAGCGCGAAGCCGCACATGCCCATCGCGATCACCAGCCCCTCGCGCGTGAAGTACCAGCAGTGTTCGTCCGGCTTGAAATGCTTGCTGCGCAGCGCATGCTCGGCGTCGCGGAAGATCGGCAGCGAGAGGAAAACCCACTCTCTCACGTTCGCCAGAAGCGACTGGAAATCCGGGATATGCTCAAGCACATCCCACAGCGTCGCAGCATCGAACGAAACGAGATGCGGATCGACGAACAGCGAGCGTTGCTCGAGCCACTCGATGCCGGCCGGGTTGACATCATAACCGTAGGTCGAGCGCCGGCGCCCTTGCCGTAGCTCGATGAACGCCCCCGAGCCGATACCGACATCGATCAAGGTTCCCCGATAATGCTGCTCGACGAAATTGAACCGCGCCTGCATGAGCGCGCGGCCGAGGTCGGTGTGCGCATTGCGATCGAAGGCGTCGAAGTAGTCCTGATCGTAGGGCGCGTGCCCGGCCTCTACCGGGTAATAGCCGAGCCCGAGCTGCGGCCACCAGGTCAGGCGGCCACGCGCAAATTGTGCCGCCAGCGAAAGAACTGTCCCAACGGGTCGCGTATCCGCTTGTCGCAATCGTGCAGCATGTTCGTGCATCGGCAGAACTTCTCCGGTACGGCAAAGCCGATGCGGCTGATATCGAGCCGCGGATCGGTGATCTTCTCGGGCGCGTTGTGGCCGCCGTGGCCGCCCAGCACCACGAAGGTTTTGACCTTGAGCGCGAGGCCGGCAGGAACGATCCAGCCGACGCCGCCCACCACGATGTCGGCATCCCGCACCAGCGCCAGCAGCTCGCGGACGGGCAGCTCACCGTGCAGGAAATTCCAGTGCGCCGGCGG